GATTTCAGCTTTGGTCTTCATTGGATTCCTTCCGGTCGGCATACACAAAGGCTTGCGCCCCGGCGACAATCAGATCGAAGTCGTCGAGAAGGTCGAGAGAAGATTCGACTAGTTCTGCTCGCATGTTCGTAGGCCCGTTCCAGAGCCGCTTCCACCCATGCCTTATCAACTGCCATTGGGCCTCTCTTCCTCATAGCCGTCGAACCATCCATCGCCCGCGGTGTCTTCACGGCGGCAATGGGCTTGGGCCTCTTCCAGCGTCAGGCCGGTGGCAATGACCTCAGCCTTGCCAGCTTCGTCCCGTCGGAACCGAATGATTTTGTATGTCTTGTCTGGTTTCATGTGGCTGATTATAACGGACTGTAATTGTTATGCAAGTTTCATTCTGCGCTCTGCGAGCAGGGCATGGCGGAGGGCATCCCGAGCATGGGGTCCGGTCACGGCTCGGAACAATCCAAGCTCCCGAAGATGGTCATTGGTGAAGGCGCTCTTGGCATCGGCGGCTGATTGCATTGTTAGTGGGACGGCATGGCGGTGGGCGATGTAGAGAATGATGCCGGTCACGTACAACGCCTCCGGTTGTCGGCTCAACTTCACCGAGCGTGCGGTGATAAAGAACCGCTCCACGGCAACGGCGTTGGTGCCGGTGATATAGGTTTCCAAAACGTCGGTGTCGAGCACATCATCAAAAGGCAGTTCGATGTCGTCGAGTACCAAGCTGTCTTCGATCAGACAGAGTCCGGTGGTTCCGCCAGGGTCAATACCGAGCATCCTCATTTTCAAAAAGTCCCTCTTGCTGGTCCGCCCATGAACGGTCTTCGACGTTCTTGAAATGACCGCTCTTCCAGATACGCCACTCCGCTAATCGGTTGTACGCGGGAGAAAGGTCATTGCTGATGCCGTACCGACCAAGCACCCGAGCTACCCCGGCTGTGGTTCCGCTTCCGCCAAACGGGTCGAGCACTACGCCTCCCGGTGGCGACCATCTCGGGATGATGCGCCGTGGTATCTCGGTGGGGAAGGCAGCGAAGTGGTCGGGGAGTTCGTAGTGCGCCCGCTGCTCGTCGGTGAGCGTCAGCGGTTCGGTTACCAGGGGCCACACCGATTTCAGAACCATCCGATCTTGTAGGTCGTAGTAATACGAGTCCTGCTTGGTGAAGTGGAAGATGTGCTCATGCGCCCGCCACACCCGATCCTTGTTGGGGTCGGGCAGCGGATTCCGCTTCGCCCAAATCACTTCGGCTCGCAAGAGCCACCCGTTGTCCACTTGTTGATTGGCGAACCGCCACGGCAAGCCCATCAGCGACCGATGCTTGATCCCATCCTCCGGTGGCTTGTATCGCTTCGGGGCATCGAATTTCAATTCGCTCTGCTTGGTAGTGGTGAGTCCCGATTGGTTCGACCCACCAGTCCCGGCGTACTTGTCACCGAGCACGATCCAGATGGAGCCACTCGGTTTCAGAACCCGCTTCCACTCGTTCATGCACTCGGTCAGTGCGGCAAGGTACGCCGTCGAATTCTCTTCGTCACCGATCTGTGCTTCCAGCTTCCCGCTTTCATCTTGGTAGTAGCGATGGTTCCAGTAGGGCGGTGAAGTCACAATCAAGTCCACGGTGATATTGGCGATGGGCAGCGCCCGAGCGTCGTGCCGAATCACAGCGGACTTGGTGTCGTCCTTTTCAAAAGTCGTCCAGTGGAGGAAGGGCTTTCTCACAGGTCCGCCCATGTCTTGCCGGGGCCATTGATGCTGGCGAGAAGCGGGACCGAGAAGTCGCCGTAGTTCTCCATCGACGGAAGGATCACTCGCTTTGCCTCTTCGACCCATTTCTCGGGGATTGAAAACAGGACTTCGTCATGGACCGGGATCAGAAGGTAATCCTCCATCCCGGCGTTGCCGAGCGCCAGAAGTGATTGCTTCAGGACTTCAGATGCCGATGCCTGAATCTTGTAGTTGGTAGCGGCGTACAAGGTGGACGGATCGACGGGAAGGAATCGCCCGCCCAAGGTGGTCACGCCTCCGGTGGCTCGGGCCTCCCGTTCGATGGACTTTTGCAATCCGATCAGACCGGGGTAGGCGGCACGGACTCCCATCTTCACTTCCGCCATGCGCTCCACCGGGATACCGGCCCGCACCGACATCGTCTCAACACCGGCCCCGTACAAGTAGCTGTACCAAAAGGTCTTGATGATGTTCCGGCGGTCGTCGCCTTTTTCAATGGTGTCATCGTCGTAGATGTCCCGAGCGGTTTTCAAAAAGAAGTCGCCCTCCTTGAACGCCTCAGCCAGTGTCTTGTCGCCGGTCAAGCTGGCAGCGATGCGAAGTTCGATCTGCGCCATGTCAGCCGACATCAGCACTTCGCCCTCCCGAAGCGGAAGCACGGCTTGCCGAACCAACCGGGACTCGGGATCGGAGTTGGGCTTGGGCAAGGTCTGCAACGCCGGGGAGCGGATCGACATGCGGGAGGTACGGGCGGCGACGGTGTCGATGCTCGGGTGGACGATGCCGTCATGGTTGTAGGTGAGGAAGTTGGCGAAGTAGGAAGAGGACAACTTCTCGGCCTTGCGAACCCGAAGCACCGAGCGGGCTACGTTGGCTGAATCCCGATCCCCGAGCGCCACGATCTTTTCCAAGATGGGCTTATCCACAGCGATGCGTCCACGGTCGGTGCGCTTGGTGAGCAGTGAGCGGTCGGTGTTGGTGAGGAACCAGCGGCCTAGCTCTTCGGTCGATCCGAGATTGACAATGCCCCGATACGAGAGCTTCAGCGATTCCGCTTCCGAACTCAGTTCAGCGAATTTCATTCGGGAGAAATCAAGGTCGATCCTCATGCCGTTGTTCTCCATCCGGTTCGACAAGGCACGGACTCCCATCTCCAAGTCGTAGACCGGGGAAGCCATGACCCGCTGTACCTCCGGTAGCTCGTAGAGACGGCTCACCAAGATCACGTCGAGTGCGGCGTAGTAGAGATAGGTTTCAAATCCGATTGGGATATCGCCCCATCCCCACTTCTGTTTGACCATCGCTTTCTTCAGGGCTTCCTCCCCTCCGCCGTCCGACCCGAGCAATCGTCGAGATGCCGCTTTCAGTGCGGCGGGTTCGGTGGGGTAGGCGATTCGTAGGGCGATCATGGTGTCGTCAATCTTGCGAAACGGAATGTCAACTCCGTGAACTGACAGCGCAGGCACGTCGTAGGCCGAGTTGTGAATGACGAACGGCCCCGAGTGCTTTTCAAAAAGCCAGTTGAACAGACCGGGCCACTGATCCAACCTTGCGAGCCAAGCGAAATCGGGGGAGCCAATCTGAATCAGACGCACCGAGAAAGCGGAGTCGTGGAAGTCGAGTCCGGTGGTTTCGGTATCGACCGAGAGGTAGGGACGGCCCGCTATCCAGGCAGTGAAGTCAGCAACGTCTTCGCCGGTTTCGATCAGTCGGTACAAGGACATTGCGCTCCGTCATGTCTAGGTCAGGGATTGGAACTCGCCGCCCCGCACGGCAAGCCAGTTCTCAACCGCAGGGGCTAGCCGACCAGCACCGACCAGTTGCGGCCCATCTAGCGTCTGCCAGAGCAAGTCTAGTTCGTCGGGTGCTGCGCCCGAGCTTGCGAAGCCGAGCGTTTGCCAGTCGTCTTTTGCAATGGTGACGACATCTTTGCGTAGCTCCCGATCCGGTTTGCAGATGGTCAACGTGGTCACACGCGGGTTTCCGATGTAGTGCCGCCAGCGGGTCAGAGGTTCGGCTTCCGCTTCCCGGTTGCGGGCTATTGAAATCAGGTCGTCGGGTGGCGGTTCATTGATCGAAGTCAGCGTTTGCCAGTGAATGTTGTCGAGCAGTTCCGGTGAGCCGTCAATGTCGTCGAACTGTCTCGGTTCGATCAGCACGGTTACTGCGCCCCGGCTCGCTAGGAAAAGCTCGGTCAATTTGAAATCGGCGGTGAGGTCGATGCTCTCTTCGTCGATCAACTCTCGCCAGTGGTGGTGGAAGGTGACGACATGATGTCCGGTTCCCGGCTTGTAGTTGGATATCTCCCCGGCGATCAGAGCGTCGAGGCTGAAGTCCCGTGACTTGACTCTTTCAAAATCCGCTCGCCGGGATAGCTCATGGGCGTAGCTGTCGAGAGCGAAGTCACTGACCCCATTGAGAATCACCAGCATTAGAGCCAGCCGAAGTGCCTAGCCGTGCTTTCCAAAATGGCGACAAGCTGATCCGACATTTCAAACCGATCCTTGTTGATCTTCAGGCTTCGTTCCAAGCTGCCGTCCTCATGGCGCTCGGTTGCGGCCTTCCAATCGGCAAGCATCTCAACCAAGTCGATCAGAGTCATGCCGTCGATGCCCTCTTCGTGGTGCTCGGGATGGTGGCGGTTGTTGGCGTAGTGGTGCTCCAAACCGGCCTGCATCTCAACTAGAAACTGGTGGTACTCGTCCGAGCCATAGGTCGAGTGCCGGAGCTTGGGGGTGTATTCGTCGAAGAACGCAAGCTCGGGCGGCTGTGTCTTCGACGCATCGTGCTCTCGGCTGCGGTCGTCTAGCTCTTCGATCAGCGGGACAAGTAGCTCCCGCACCCGAATGGCGTGTTCGATGGTGTCGTTCCGGCTGTCGTAGGTCACGAAATCCGTTCCACTCGGTAGGCGGCATTAATGGCTTCGTCTATTGCCGCCACGTTTTCTAAAAGCTCAATCGAAATGCGGGGGAGGTGTCTCGATCCATCTCGTTTTCGATACAGGGCAGCGACTATCTCATGGGGGTCGGTGGCGATGGTGGCCCAATACCGGGGTTCCTCCACCAGCAAGCGGGTGAAGTCGTACTCGGCTCCCACACACTCGTCGTACTCAAAGCCGACATCGGGGTCTTCGCCGGGGTAGGCATCTTGGAAGCGGGGGATTTCTCCAAGGATTCTGGGGCATCCTGGGACATGGAGCATGATGCTCATGCCGAGCTTTTCCAAAACGTAGCTCCCGCCGGACGTTCGGAATAGCTGAAGCTCGGTCCAGCGGGGGGAGTCGGGGCGGCGTGAGGACACCTTGCCCAAGTGCCGTCCCTCAAAGGCAATGAGTCTCGCCCCGTCTCTGACTTTGAATTCTCCGAACGTCATGTCTCTGCTCGTCGTCAGTTGGTTCATGTTCACGCTACCGCACTACGGCGCGTCGTCCTCTCTCACATTGCCTCTTCCAGAGCATCGCTGAGGAACGGTTGCGCCTTTTGACCGGGGTGCTGAACCTTGTGGAAAGCAACCACTCGGCCTTTCTTGTGCCAGAAGAACGTCAGCCGGGGAGCGGTCTTCGGGACAATGGCATGGGGGTTGGTCCCACCGTGGACGTACAGGGAGTGCTCGGGAATGGCGACTACCCGCCCTTCCAGTTCCTTGTTGTGTCGTCCACGTTGCGGTCGGATTAGAGACTGCAAGCGGCCCGTCGAGTAGTTGATCCCGGTGCGATTTTGAGGGAACTTCCCCGGTCCCGGTGCCATAGAGATAGCGATGCCGGTGGTCTGCAAGGTCTTGCGGTAGATGTATTTCCCGGTGTCGCCTTTCCATGAACGGGTGAGTTCGTACATGGCGATGGGGTTGGCGACATAGACGTAGGCCAAGTCAGACCCGCTCTTTCAAATCCTTGACCAAGTCAGACTGACCGAGCGCCCTTGCTCGTTTCTTGATGTGACGAACGACGGGTGCTCGGTTCTTGGCTCGGCCTATGGCTTGGATCGCCTTTTTCAAATCAGCTACGTCCTTGATGGGGTAGCTCCCATCCTTCATCGCCCATCCCTTTTTCTTCGCTTCCTTGCGGTGCTCGGTGTTCCAATAGGACGTTGCCGTTCCCACCAGGGACGGGTGCCGGGATCGCTCGCGGGCATCTCTTATGGCGTAGTGAAAGGGAATTCGATCTTCCCAAAACTGAAGGTCGTTCTCGCTCATGGGACTCCAATCGTCATTTGCAAACTGGTGATTGCCAGTCCGCCAGTAATGGCGAACCCAAGACTGAAATCCTTGACCATGTATCCATCGACGGTGAGCGCCCAATCCCACAGGCAGTCGCCGTCCTTGTCGATCTGCGCTGAGATGCGTTCGACCTCTTTGACGTTGTCCGATCCGTCTTCGTTCATCTCGTAGGCGCAGTCTCGGGCCAGAGCCGCGATGAAGGTTCCCACTTGAATGACTCCGCACTTGGCTCCGACTTCGTCGAAAAGCGGAGTGGCATCGACGTTGGTGGAAGCGAAGATCAGAGCTTCGCAAGCAATGACGGGGTCGCCCATCTTGGAATAGGACAACTCGGGGAGTTCGACAACGGGGTCACAGCCGAGAGCGAAGTCCTCAAATTCCTTGCGGAGATGCTCGGCGTATTCCAGGGGTGTCATACCGGCGCTGCGATCTGCTCGGTCCACACCCGCTTGCCGTGGTTGAGCGGGTCGATAGCCCTACCTCCCGGCACACCCCGACGGGCTATCGAAATCCAAGAGTCGATTCGGGACATGCCAGTGAGTCCCTTATCCATGAAATCCTGTGGGTCGAGAATCGTCCACGACACCCCTTGCCGAACGATGGACGTGACCCGCTCGGGAAGGTTGCACTTGTTGCCGAGCAAGGCGTTGGCGTACTCGGTCGAGAGATTGAGAACCGATGCCTTGGCTCCCGGCGGGAGGTTGTCACCGATGGTGTATTGGACTTCGACCCGCTTGGGGCAACCGCAACTCATAGAGTTAGTGCGCCAGTCGAAGAACGGGACACCCCGGCTCGTCGAGCCACCACAGTCGCTTCCGCAGATGGAGACGACGTGCTCGGTCCTCCGGCAGAAGGCAATGCTCTTTGACTCGGTATCGCAGTTGTGCAAGGTGCTCACCGACTCAATGGATTGGATCGGGGTCTTGGTCAGATTGACCAGGCATCCACGGACCTCAAAGACTTCCCGCCAGCTTTCAACTCCGTGATAAAACCCGTTGGTCAGTTGGTCGAGAACCCACGTCGCTTCGGTCACGATCAAAGCGGCTTGCTCTTCCGTCAGCGTCGGGAAGAGTTCC